TCGCCCTTTCAAATTTTTATGGTGGTAGTAAGAGCGTTACAACAATATATGATACTTCTCAGGCGACTAACACAACTAGGTCCACGACAACAGTATACGCAACATTTTATTTTACAACGTTCTTGGATGGTAAGCAATCAATTTCTGAAGAAACATCTCGATCAACTTCTAGAAGCACGACGACTGCATATAATACAACAACCAGCTTCCAAACCTCTAGAAGCACGTAATAAATATAGTATGAAAAGGAGAATATTATGAACATACAAACCGATGAAAATGGCGCTCCAGTGAACGTCGATATGGTAAACCGCAAACTTGAATCTTTCGTAGAAGTAGTTCTACAAAAAATGATTGATATCGAGAAAGAAATCAAATCGTTGAAAAAACGAGTAAAAGATTTAGAAAAATAATCGAGGATTTTGTAATGGCAAAAAAGAAACCGTTTATGTACATGTCGTCGAACGAATGGCTCGGCGACTCAGTTACACACTTTATGAAAACTGGAAATGCGCTTCGTTCTGACGAAAATGATGAACTAGCGAACATCTCTAATTTGATTCCTAAGAATATAAATGGTGTAAAAGTTGAATACGATATCTCGTACGAATCACCAAAAGATCGCATTCATGGTTACAAATATACAGATTTGCTGACTAAGGTTGTAATGCTTTCGCCATGCAACTCTACGATTTCTGTTGAGAATTTAATTAATGTGATTAAAAAAGGACCAACCGAAGAAGGTCATGCTATTCTTGCTAAACTAAAAGCTAATCTAACTGACAAGTATTTGCTTGATGAAGAAAGTGATCTTCCTGTAAAAGAAATTGTAATTCTTCCTGGAACTAATCTGCTGACTAAAGAGGGCGGATGGTGCGACATGGAGAAAATTGACGAGTTAGTTGCGAATGGAGCTTATGTTAAGTTGCATCCAATTACTGCTAAAGTCTGGCAGACCATGCTAATGAAACGTTGGGGCGATAAGTGTATTAACAACGACGTTGCTTTGTATCCGCTTCTAAAGAAATGCGACAAAGCATACTTCTGTATGAGTTCTGAAACTGGATTATCAGCTACTATCTTAGGAAAGAAACTTGGTCTTATCGATCTAAAAGAACGTAAAGGTCGCGGAACGTTTGAGAATGTATACAATGCTCTTGATCGCTGTGGCGTCAAGGATACACTTTACAATAAACTCGCTGCTTTGTTTTCGCATACTGAATCTGGATTTGTTTGCGTTTATCACGACAACTATCAGGAACGAATCGATAAGTATTTTACTCACATGAAAGAAACATACAAGCACAAAGAATGAAAACTTTAGTTATTATAGCAACGCATCACGGTTCGTTTCTAACAATCAAATCAGCCCTAAAGAACTCTTCGCACGATAAGCTAGTAGTTTTGGTGCCAAGATCTCAAGTTGACAAGTACAATAAAATGTACGAAGAGAACATTCACAAGAGTTCTGAGTTTGAGATATTCAAAGACTATGACAAACTGGTTACTAACTTCTGCGGAACAGAAGTGTTTGTAGTTGACGATTGGGATCAAAACAATACTGTCAGTTCTACGATAGACGTATTGGCTGGTCTTAATAGCAACGGAAAACATTTTGTTGTTTCAGCTGGCGCATTGATTCTTAAAGATCCATTTACAAATGAAATTATGGATCTTCTAGAAACTCACAAACTAGCAATTAGTAAACCTCGTGTCTATGGCGATAACAAACGACTAAGCATGTATCACATGATCGGGCTTCCAAGAAACGATAGTACGTTTGATGCTAATATCTTTGCTGTAAATATGGATAAGGTTGAAGAAATTCCTACTGTTGATGGTGTGTTATTACAAGAACTAACGAACACCAAACAACAGTCCGATCTACCTCGTAAATATAATATGAAGCACGATGTGTTAATTGGCACTGCGATTTCAGCCAGAGAAACAGTAATGCATAACATTAAGGCTTCTAAATCTTTCGTAATTAACTTTTGGATGCCAGCTATCAAAAAATACGAAGATTTGTATCCAGAAGAAACCTTTGGATATCCGTTCGATATCTATTTGGATTATGCCGAACAAGTCGAGGATTATCTGCCAGCGTCAACTTATAATAGAATTAAACAAAACGGTGAAGCTACTAAATACTGGATAAAGGATATTCGAGATAATATCCTCGGATAACACGGAGAATACACATGGCAGTTCCTGCTACCAGAGCTCAATTCAAAGAATACTGCCTTCGTAAGCTAGGCAAGCCAGTTATTGAAATCAACGTCGACGATGATCAAGTCGAAGACCGTATTGACGAGTCCATTCGTTATTTCTGGGACTATCACTTTGATGGTTCACACAAAACTTATTATAAGCATCTTGTAACCGAAGCTGATAAAATTAACAAATATATTACTATGCCCGAAAACATTATCGGCGCGATTAATATCTTTGATATTGGTGACGCTGTTAATACCAACAACTTGTTTAATATTCGTTATCAGATCGCACTCAACGATCTGTATACTCTGACCTCTCAGTCGATGGTGCCATATTTTATGGCTATGCAACACATTCAGTTCTTAGAAGAATTGTTGGTTGGTAAACAGCCAATCCGCTACGAACGTCATCGCGATCGTTTACACATTGATATGGATTGGAATAAAGTAGACGAAGGGCACTACATTATCGTAGAAGCATACGAAGTCGTCGATCCAGAAACTTGGACTGATGCTTGGGGCGATCGCTGGCTTCAGAACTATTGCACCGCCAAAATTAAATATCAATGGGGTTCAAATCTCACTAAGTTTACTGGTCTAAACCTTCCTGGCGGTGTTCAGTTCAATGGTGAGAAAATCTTAGACGACGCAGCTGCCGAACTTGCCAAGATGGAAGAAGAAATGCTAAACAGCTACTCGCTTCCAAATATGGATATGATTGGCTAATGTCCACTACTAATTTTTTCTTTAACAATTTTCAATCTTCGATGGAGCAAAATCTTATCGAAGATTTAGTTGTGGAATCAATTAAAATCTACGGCATTGAGTTGTATTATCTACCAAAGCGCATAGTAGCCAGAGATACTATATTCCGCGAAGAAGAACTAGCGACATACAATGTAGCTCACCCTATCGAAATGTATATTAAGAACGTCGATGGATTTGAAGGCGAAGGCGACTTTATGTCGAAGTTCGGTCTTGAGATTCGCGACAGAATTACTTTTACTGTTTCGCGTCGTAGTTTTTCAGCTGAAATTCTTACGAAAGAATCAGGTATGGTGCGCCCACTAGAAGGCGACCTAATCTGGTTCCCACTGACTCGTAAGATGTATAAGATTATGTTCGTCGAGCACGAAGCCATATTCTATCAACTTGGTTCGTTACAAACATGGGATCTAACTTGCGAATTGTTTGAATTTAATAATGAAACATTTGATACTAATGTTCCAGACATCGATCTAATATATGCTGAACTCGATGTTGATATCAATACTGCTATTGCAACTTCGGTAACATTAACTGATGTTCAGGCTCAGAATGAAACATTTGAAGCTGATGGTCAGTCAGGTATTCTTGACTTTAGTGAAATTGACCCATTCTCAGAAGGAAATAATTACTAATGTTTGGTCACGAGTTTTATCACGAACATTTACGCAGATACATCGTTGTATTCGGAACGATGTTTAACAACATCGTCGTTTCAAGAAAGACATCTGCTGGTGTAGTTGACAAGCGAATCAAAGTTCCTATCTCATATTCACCGCGCGACAAACTATTAGCGCGTATTGAAACAGATCCTAATCTAAGAAAGCCAGATGCAGTTTCTTTGCCACGCATGGGCTTTGAAGTTACATCGATGACTTATGCTGGTGAAAGAAAATTAAGCACGATTCAGAGATACAGCGTTCAATCTACAAGTGATTCTGCTAAAAAGAACTTAGTTTATGCGCCAGTTCCATATGATATTAATTTTCAGTTAAGTATCATGGTAAAGTCTGCTGAAGATGGAACTCAGATTCTAGAACAAATTCTTCCGTTCTTTACACCAGAGTGGACGAATAGCGTACAACTAATTGACGACTTAGAACTTAAGATGGATATTCCCCTTGTCTTAGTTTCCGTTTCTTCAGACGACACATACGATGGTGACTTTGAAACACGTAGAGCTTTGATTTGGACTTTAGATTTTACCATGAAAGGTTATTTTTATGGTCCAATTAAGAATAAGAAAATTATCAAGTTTGCTAATGTTAATTTCTTTATTGATGGGTTCGATACAGCTATTGGTTCGGCAAATAATGCTGGCGAAAACGTGACAATCCGACCAGGATTAGAGCCAACAGCTAACTTAGCTGGAACGATTTCTTCTTCTGGAAATTTGGTTACAGGTTCAGGAACCTCGTTTACTACAACTATGGCAGTTGGTAATTATGTAATTGCCAAGTCTCCTTCCGCTGCCGATCAATTTAGGCGAGTCACATCGATTGCCAATAATATATCCATGAGAGTTGACTCAGCATTTAGCACAAGTTTGGTGGCAAACAACTACCAGTCAACCTATAAAGGAACTGGTACAGCTAATTCTTCGTTGAGCATTAGCGAAGACTACATTTTGGTCACCGACAACTGGGATTATGTCGTAACGATAGAAGACGTATAAAATATGAACAGTATTATGGATAATTTGACCAAAGCATTAGAAATGAATCCTCTTGTGGTCGAAGAACAAAAAGAAGAACAGTTTCCTGCGGTCGTCGAAGAAACAAACGATGCCGAGCAGGACTTTGAGCTTGCGCGCAAAAATCTACAAGAACTTGCGAAGAAGGGTAACAAGGCACTCGACGAGTTGATTATGCTGGCTAAGAATAGCGAGCACCCTCGTGCGTACGAAGTGGTTGCCACACTAATTAAGACGCTGGCTGATACCAACAAAGATTTACTCGACACTCGAAAGAAAAAATTAGATATTGATAAAGCTCGTGGCGCATCACCCAACGGCGATGCTAAAACAGTCAACAATAATCTATTCGTCGGCTCTACTGCTGAACTACAAAAGTTTCTAAAAGATCGCGCCAAGAATCTGGAGTCAGATGAATGAGTGCAGTGCTTGAAGAAGATTATGATATCGAGATTGAACATAATGGTGTAAATGGTAATCCGCTTCTAAAGCCAGTCGGTATGCAAATTGAATGGCAACCGTGGCAGATCGAAGAATATCTAAAGTGTAAAGAAGATCCGATCTACTTCTGCGAAAAGTATGTAAAGATTATCTCTCTTGACGAGGGTGTAATCAATTTTAAGATGTTCGACTTTCAGAAACGATTTGTGCGAGCTGCAAAAGCAAATCGCTTCACTATCGTACGATGCGGTCGTCAGATGGGTAAAACTACCACCGCGACTGGTTTGTTGCTACACGAGGGTCTGTTCGCTGACAACCCGTCGTATATCGCTATTCTCGCTAACAAGATGGATACGGCTCAGGAAATTCTTGACCGTATTCAAATGGCATACGAAAACCTGCCATTGTGGATGCAACAGGGTGTTGTAGCTTGGAACAAACGAAGCTTCGCGCTAGAAAATGGTGCCAAGTTTATCTGCGCGCCAACCTCTAGTTCTGCTATTCGTGGTAAGTCTATCTCAGTTCTGTACCTCGACGAATTTGCTCACATTCCGCCACACATTCAACTAAAGTTCTTTACCGCTACATATCCAGTTATTTCCTCTGGTAAACAGACCAAGATTATCATTACATCCACGCCAAACGGTATGGAACTGTATTACAAGTTGTGGACTGACGCTGTCAAGAAACGTAACAGCTATACAGCGGTTGACGTTCACTGGTCTGAATATCCTGGTCGCGACGAGAAGTGGAAAGAAGAAACAATCAACAATACTTCACCTGAGCAATTCCGTCAGGAATACGAAGTAGAGTTCCTTGGTTCTAGTAATACGCTACTATCGGCTGAGTGCTTGCAACGACTAACCTATGAAGATCCTATTTCAACCCACGGATCGACTAAGATTTATTCGTTACCGAATCCAGAACACCGTTATGTAATGACAGCTGACGTAGCACGTGGTGTCGGGGGCGACTATTCTACGTTCGTTGTTATAGATGTTACTGAGTTCCCGTATAGAGTAGCTGCGGTGTATCGAGATAACAACGTAGAACCACAGATGTTCCCACACTTTATCAATGAATCTCATAAGTTCTATAACTTTTGTCCCATTTTAGTTGAAACTAACGACATTGGCCAGCAGATAGCTGAGATGTTGATTACAGATTTCGAGAACGAAGGAGTGCTAAGAGTCACGCAAACTGGTCGTAAGGGTCAGGTTTTGGGTGGCGGATTTAACAAACAATCAAGAGTTGGTCTAAAGACAACTCAGCCTACAAAGCGAGTTGGTTGTTTGAATATGAAGGCTTTGATTGAGAACAACAAACTAGTCATTAACGACTACGATTTGTTGAGTGAACTCTCTACTTTTATAAGTAAAGGGACGTCTTACGAAGCCGAGTATGGTAAACAT